TGGATTTATCTTTACTCCTTACAGTATTGATACAAACCTGGGTACACAAAATATGTACACAGCACCAGCAGGAGCAGAAGAAGACTTTATTGCATCTAACTGGCAACCATTATCAGCATCGAACTTCTTTGCAAGTTCTGATAATCCTGAAAATGAACCAGCAGATGGTCAATTATGGTACAACCCAGAGTTTTCAGATGTGGACCTTATGGTACACAATGGAACTACTTGGGTAGGATATCAAACTGTATATGCAAACGCAAGTCCAAATGGTCCTATCGTAAGTGCTACTGCACCGAGTGCAACTACAGGACAAAGCGATGGAACTCCATTAGTAGACGGAGACATTTGGGTTTCAACAGCAGATCTAGAAAACTTCCCAACAATCTATCGTTGGAATGGTTTATCTCTAGAGTGGGTACAGTTAGACAAAACAGATCAAACTACAGAAGATGGTGTATTATTTGCTGATGCACGTTACGGTTTAGCAGGCTCAACAGGTAACACAGCAGCATCTATTGTAGATTTGTTAACAAGTAATTACTTAGATCCAGATGCTCCAGACCCAGCATTATATCCAAAAGGAATGTTGCTATGGAATCTACGTAGAAGCGGTGGAAATGTAAAACGCTATGCAAACAACTACATTGACACAACAGCAGACAATACTCGCTTCGGAGATGAGGCTATGACAAGTTATGCAACTGATCGTTGGGTAACACAGTCAGGTAACCAAGAAGACGGTTCAGGCTCATTTGGTAGAAAAGCACAGCGTATGGTTGTAGTTCAAGCAATGAAATCTGTGATTGATACAAGTGATCAAATCAGAGACGAAGAGCGTAGAAACTTCAACATTATTGCTGCTCCTGGTTACACGGAAGTGATGAGCAACTTAGTTAATCTAAACATTGACAGAGGCTTAACAGCATTTGTTATTGGTGACACACCATTAAGATTAGCAGCAGATGCAACAACACTAACAAACTACGGTTCAAATGCTAACCTAGTAACAGACAACAGCGACGAAGGCTTGGTAACATACGATGAATACCTAGCAGCGTTTTATCCAAACGGATTTACAACTGACTTAGGCGGATCAAATGCAGTTGTTCCAGCATCACATATGATGTTAAGAACAATCGCACTGAGCGATCAAGTATCGTTCCCTTGGTTTGCTCCAGCAGGTACAAGACGTGGTGGTATTAGCAACGCAACAGCAGTTGGATACATTGATGCAGCAACTGGAGAATTCCAAACAGTTGCATTAAATGAAGGTCAAAGAGATACACTTTATGATCTTAAATTAAATCCAATTACTTTCTTCAACGGTGTTGGACTTGTTAACTATGGTCAAAAAACAAGAGCAAGAAATGCTTCTGCGCTAGACAGAATCAATGTTGCTCGTTTGGTAGTGTACTTACGTAGTCAACTTAATAAATTGGCTCGTCCGTATATCTTTGAACCTAATGATAAGATAACAAGGGATGAGATCAAACAAGCAGTAGAAAGTTTACTTCTTGAGTTGGTTGGTTTAAGAGCCCTTTACGATTTCGCAGTAGTGTGTGATGAAACAAACAATACTCCGGCTAGAATCGATCGTAATGAACTATATGTTGATATTGCGATTGAGCCAGTCAAGGCTATTGAATTCATTTACATTCCGTTGCGTGTCAAGAACACAGGAGAAATTTAATTATGCCTATTACATCACTTAATAACTTTGGAGTACCAACAGACGCAGGCAACCAAGTGCTCTTGATGCCAAAGTTAAAGTATCGCTTCCGCGTTACTTTACTTGGATTCGGAGTTAGTGCTGCGACTGAGTTAACAAAACAAGTTGTTGACGTTTCAAGACCAAAAGTTGGTTTTGAAGAAATGACACTTGATGTGTACAACTCAAAAGTATACCTAGCAGGTAAGTATACATTTGAAACAATTACACTTAACTTGCGTGACGATGCTAGTGGAGAAGTTCAGAAACTAGTTGGTCAACAGGTGCAGAAACAGTTCGACTTTGTTGAACAAGCATCTGCAAGATCAGGTATCGACTACAAATTTACAACTAAAATTGAAGTACTAGACGGTGGTAATGGTAACAGCCCAGCAGGAGTAAATGTACTTGAAACTGCAAACTTATACGGTTGTTTCTTAACTAACGTTGACTACGGAGATGCAAACTATGGTACTAACGAAGCAATGCAAGTTGCATTATCAATTAGATTTGATAATATGGTACAATGGGGTGCAGGAGAACAAGGAGTTGGTGTTGGTATTGGTGCTGCTGTCGAAAGAACACTCGGCGAAGCAACTACTGGTGCTGGTGCTGCTCAAGGTTAATCCTTACAGTAATATTATTAAAAGCCCGGATTTATTCCGGGCTTTTTTTATGGCTAAATACTAGTATGGCAAATAAGTTTACTAGATTTCTCACTGATGTCTTTACTGGCATAACTAATCCTAAAGGCAGGATGGCGAACTACCAACACGCCACTAGGTTATTTCTTGATGACAGTTTTAGATTAGCACCCAGAACAAAGTTCAATTATTACGTAAGATTTGAAGTTGATAGTTCTGCACACAAAGCATTAAATTATACAAACAAACACGTAAACGAATTTGGTCTACTTATTAAAACATCAGATCTGCCTAGTTTTCAATTTGATACAGAAACATTTAATCAATACAATAAAAAATTAATTGTATATAAAATGATTAATTATCAACCTGTACAGATGACATTCCACGACGACAACCAAGGTGTTGTTTCAGCGTTGTGGGCACTGTACTACGGATATTACATTAGAGATAAACAAAATCCTCAGAGTGCATATGATGTAAGTCCTTACAGATCAACAGCAGAAGGTGTAAACAGATTTAGATACGGTTTAGATAATAATGTCAGCACACCTTTGTTAAAGTCTGTAACTATCTATACAATGGGTAGAAGAAGATTTATAGGTTATACTTTAGTTAATCCTAAAATTAAACAATGGCAACACGGTCAAATGGATTACTCTGCAACCAGCGAACCTGCAGAGTCTACTATGCAATTAGAATACGAAGCAGTATTTTATAGTGCAGGTACAGTATCAGAAGGAACGCCAAAAGGTTTTGCTACACTACATTATGATAATTCACCATCACCATTATCAGTAGCAGGTGGTGGAGTTTCAAATCTACTCGGCCAGGGCGGAGTACTTGATGGGTTAGAAACAGTGTTCGGTGCTATAGGTGATGGAACTGCATTTAGTTCACCTCAAGGATTTTTAGGAACAGCCATTGCAGGTATTAACACATTTAAAAATATCAAAAATTTATCTAAAGACGGTCTCAAAGCAGAAGCAATTAATATTTTAACTAGTCCTCAGGGAGTAGAAACAGTTGCCAATACAATAAGTGGAGTTGCCGGTGCAGTTTTTCCTCGTGCAAATCCTAATTCCATAACTACTACAGCAACACAAAAAAGATCAGTAAGTAATATATCAAACAGTTCTACTTTTGATCAAAACTTTGCTGATCAAGTATCGGCACAAAATAGAAGAGGACAAAATTAATGGCCGTTAATACACAAACAAATTTACCAGCAAAACAGATTGCAGACAGTGCTGCAAAGACTAAATTATTTTTTGATACCTATGGAGAAGATCCTCTTTCTTATGTTCCGGCAGAAGTTGATGCAAGTGCCGCGTTCTTTGTTAAAAAAGGTTTTGGAGAAGAAGCAGCAAGTACTGCGGCAGCAGTATTGCTTAAACAAGCAAAATTAGAAAACTTACCTATCTATAAAATTTTAGATGATATTAGAGAATTAGATAATGTAGAACTCAGTGCATTAGTTGCTGAAATTTTAAACAACAATAGATCATCAACATCCACACTAGGCTTTAGACAGCAAATAGAAGATGTTAGTAAGCAGAGGAACGTTTTACCGTAATGGCCAAATTTGCCCAAGGAAGATTCGAAATGAAAAATCCTGGCAAGTATGTAGGAAAGAAAACTCCTCTTGCTAGGTCCAGTTGGGAGACAGTGTTTATGAGAATGCTGGACGAACATCCTGGTGTAGAAAATTGGGCTAGTGAAAGTATTCAAATACCATATCAAAGTCCTTTGACCGGCAAGTATACAATTTATGTTCCTGATTTTTTTATTGTCTATAGAGATAAAAACGGAAAAAAACACGCTGAAGTAGTTGAAGTAAAACCTAAAAACCAAACAATGCGAGAGAGTGTTGGCAAAAGCAGATACAATCAAGAGCAGTATATTTTAAATATGGCAAAATGGGAAGCAGCCAATAAATGGTGCAAACAACATAAATTAAGATTTAGAGTTGTTAGTGAAGAAGATATTTTTTATCAAGGTAAAAAACGTAGATAAGTATTATTATGACTAAGAAATTAGAAGAATTATTTAATTTAGAAGATCAAAAAGAAACTGAGGTAGAACAATCTCCTGAGATTGAAATTATACCTGAAAATATTGAAGAGAATCATCAAAAAGTTAAGAGCGTAGATGACAGTTATCAAGCCATACAAAAAGTAACTAAAGATCTTCCTGAAATTCGCGAACTAGATAATATGGGTGAATCTGAGCTAGATCACCTTGCAACCAAAGCAGAAAAAGCATATGATGACCTAATGGATTTAGGTATGAATGTAGAAGTAAGATACAGTGGTAGAATATTTGAAGTTGCAAGTAGTATGATGAAAAATGCTATCGAAGCAAAAACTGCAAAAGTTGAAAAGAAATTAAAAGCCGTTGATTTACAGTTAAAAAAGCTCAAAATTGACAAAGATAGCGGAGATGAAGAAGATATTTTGGACGGCAAGGGTTATGTAATGCTAGATCGCAATGAATTAATTAAGAAATTAAGCGGAAAGGAATAAATATACATATGAAGACGTTTAAAGAATATCTATCTGAAAGCAAGAAACTCTATAGTTTTAAGGTAAAAATTGCAGGAGAACTTCCAGAAGGTTTTGCTGACAATCTTAAGGCTAGATTAGAGAATAGAAGCGTTGTGACTTTTGAAGCAATGAAGGCTACTCCAGTTGCTCAAGTACCACACGATTTTCCAACACTAGCAAATATGGAAGTGCATACATTTGATGTAGCAACTGAATATCCTATTACAACTAGTGAAATTGAAAAAGAAATTTTTGAAATGGGCTGCTGCGAGCCAGGATATTATAAAGTAAGAAATAGTTTAAGTCCTAGTGAAGAAGATCAAGCACTAGCAGATGCTGATAACACTGGTGCTTTGTTACACGATAACGAATACAAAGAAGCAAATCTAAAAATCAAACACAAAGACTATTTCGGAGACGACTTCAACAAAGGATTTTTAAAAGAACTTTCTAAAGAAGCAAAGGAAAGAAAAAAGGAATTAGGACACGATAAACTCAAGGCAGATGTTTATCAAGATGTACCTAAATTAAAACAAGACAAAGCAGGCATTAAGAGTCCTGTAGGGAGTAACTAATATGAACTTTCAAGAACTATTAGCCAAAATGCAGGAACTAGACTCAGTAAAAACTGAAACGCCTGTTGTAGATACACCGGCTGAAGAATGCGGTATGCCGATGGCACCTAATATGATGCCATCACCAGAACCTAAAGACAAAGCATCAATGAGTATTAATATTAATGCACAAGGTGATGCAATTGATGATGTAATGGCACTCATTGCAAAAATGAAAGGTGAAAAACCTGAAATGCCAACAATGTCAATATTAGCACCAGGAATGGGTATGGATGCACCAGAAGGTCCTCCAATGCCGAAACCAATCAACAAAATTTTACCAGACTTTGATGGCGACAATGATGATATGCCAGGCGGAGAAATGGATTCAGATTATGACGATGATGGAAAACTTGATCGTCACGAAAAAGATCACGCTGATGAAAAACCATTACTAAAATCTTTAGACAAAGATAGTGACGATGATCACGATATGGATGATCACGATATGGAAAAAGATTCAGACGATGAAGAAAAAGAAAAAGACGAAGCATATGCTAATGAACCAGATGAAGATGAAAGAGACATTGATTACATCACACAAAAAGTATCTGGTGGAATGAATCGCAAAAAAGGAACTCATCCTAAAGTTGCAGGTGGAGACAACCCAATGCAAAAAGTAGGAGAAGGTGACCTTAGAGCAGAAATTAGAGCAAGGCTTCAAGAAGCATTAGAAAAAACTAAAGGAGCGAAATAATGGCTGACTTATTAACAACAACTATC